ACCGTTTTACGTTTTCTTACTCGCCGAGGGGGATTATTGAATAGCTCGATTTCATTAAGAACGTTTTCTTGGTTGTTCTTAGTTAGTCAAGCTATCAATTGTAACCCTAGGTGAGACTGGGACCCAGCTTTTGCGTCCTTCGATCTTAATGGGATGATTCCGTTAAATTTTGGAACATTTAGAATTTCTATTTGTTTTCAAGCTTTTCAGAATTCATCTCATTTAGTTAAGTTCTTACCTATTGGTACGCTACCCAAAATTTGGCATTCCGGATCAGCCAGATCCGTGAATACTTTAATTTGTGGTACGTCATCTAGGGAGAACGTCCGAAGGTCGAGAGAGTGACTAGGGGCATTACCACCCCCCATCAGGTCAAGTTTCTCGAAGACGGAGTAAACTCCATCAAGAGCACGAGACACTGATGTGATACCCTTCCCCAGTTCTTTCCGCACAAGTACGTTGGCTGCTTTTGTAAAGTAGTCCAAAACTTCTGACGGAAGAATTGTCTCTGTCGGTTTCACCATCGCATATATATCAAGAATATTCTTGGTTGCGGTGCCGGAATCGGAGAGATGGAAACAGGGAAGTCGGCTATATAGTTGTATACGTTTTTGGATTTGCTGTCCTAGACGTTTACGCTCATATAGCATATGGAAGGTATCAAGGTTTTCTTTCAGACCTAAGATCGATGCGTAACCTCTCTTTACGACCTCGTTCGAGAGTAGTTCGACCACCTGTGGTCAGTGAACTAAACTCGAAACGAGCGCATGGATTGGTCACGGAGAAACTTCAAGACCATGGTAGAATCAACGTTTAGCGAACTCAAAACAGTGTAAACTGGTATGAGTTTTCTGGGCGTTTACTTCTACACCAAGATTTTGAAGAATCTCACGGTATTTCATTGCCACAACATCATGATGGATCACTATATCGTCACCCAAGATCATGTAACATCTTTTAGCTTGACGCTGGGTTAGCCCAGCTCTCATAGCTGCGATGAAACATATCATGTGATGAGATAAAGTGAATATAGGTCAGGAAGAATAAGCCCCCATAGGTTGACCCGTACGGTACTTTACCGCGGTTCCCTTCAGGGTGAATTCTCCTCCGACCATAATATTCCTTCATGCCTCAGAAACAGGTTGAGAAGTCAGTAACCTTAGTAATCGCAATTGTATTAAAATTGGGAACCTATCGGTTGCTGCACTCAAATCTATACTGTGGTATGAGTGACCGTTTTGATCTTTGCTAAAAGCATCTAAAAGACGTCCTTGATCAAAGGTACAATCTCCTGGGAGCTTCTTAAGAAGACGGAAAGTCTCCTTATGTAAGG